TTAGGGACGGGGGCTGCGGACGCTAGCAGGCTTCATCCTTTTCAGGATCTCGGTCTTGAGGAGGGTGAGACGCCACTATCGGTGACAGAAGTTGCGCGTTGGCGAGCTTTAAGAGAAAGTGGAGGCTCTGAAGGAGCTATGGGTACAAACTTTGATAATGACGACGGTTCTGTTGTCGCCAAAGATCGTGTTCTTCCAAACCGTTCTGACAACAAGTTTGGTCCCTTAGCGGCCGAAGAAGAGCTCACCAGTGTGGAGGAAATACGTCCATGCAAAAAATCAAAAAAATTAAAAGCTCAGGTGATGAAGTTGGTTGAATACTTCAGCTCCGAACTAGGGATTGTTGGTGACAAAAGAAAGGTTGTTCACGTTGCGTGTGGTGGGGTTCGCTCCGCTGTGCGTTCGTGTTTTCCTTCTGATCTCGACGTTATTCAGGAGCTTTCCCTTAAAACATCTCAGAAGGTGGAGGTTGATTGTTGCGGAGCCTGCGAACCAGGGTTCTATAAAATAATTGGGAACTGGAAGTATAGAATGGCGGAGCCCGTTGAAGTAGATACCGATCATTTAGAGCGATATAAGAAGGCCTTTCGGTCCAATGTTCCACCTGGGTGGAACAGAGACAGGCATTCCTATATCCCTAACGGGTCTGCGACTTGCTATAATCCGAGAACACTTGGTGGTAATTGGAATCGGGAGAAATTCTCTGAAACTTGTAGTCCTGCGCTAGTCTTTTCTAGCGGCAAACCTAGAGTGGTGACTTGCTACTCTTCCTACAATAATCAAGTTCTTTCCCAACTACACCAATCTTTGTATACTCGGCTTTCTCGTCGCCTTTGGCTTCTGAAGGGTGATCCTACTTCGGATCGTGTCGCTGAACTCAACGGTGAAGGAAAATTTCTTAGCTTCGATTACATCGGGGCTACTGATAACATAAAGAAAGAGTACGTTCAAGCCGGGATTGAGATCCTGATCGAGCAGGCCGACGAGATGAGTGATGATGAAAAAAGATGTTTGAGGGTCTTAGGTAACTTGATCCTTAAGAATCGCGACGCTAGGTTCGAACCTGAGTCCGGAGACCCGGATTTTGGCCCTACCGAGGGCTTTTTCCGGGGTCAGCCTATGGGATGCTTCATGAGCTTTCCTTTACTCTGTCTTACGAACAAGACTATCGTCGACATGTCACTCACCGACCTTCTTGAGAGGAAGGAAATTTCTTTCAAAGAGTGGACGCAACACCGTTGTCTAATTAATGGTGATGACTTACTGCTAAAAGAGCCTAATAACAAAAGCGACCTTGCTAGTCGTATTGTTTACAATGGCGGACAAGTCGGGATGGAGACCAACATGGACAAGTGCCTGAGGTCTGAATCCCTGGCAGAAGTTAATTCAACATTATTTGATAACTGTGTTCACGTGAAGAAGACAAACGCCAAAGCCCTTTACATGAAGGCTGATGTAGAGGATGTCCTTGGTTTGGCCTATGACGCTACGACTACCACCAGTGGTTTTGTCAAATGTGTCCGGTCTAACCTCGGAATATTAAAGAAGCAGGAGGATAAGTTTCTCTGGAAACTTCCATATCCCTACCAGGTGATATGTAAGAAAAACAAAAAGATTAACAAAGCCCTCCGCTTCAAGCCCCTTGAGAAGAAATTCGATGCGTCCAATTACTTTCCCGTCGTACCCCGGCCTGCCGGATACGATCTCTTTCCCAATGAGGAGAGAGAGATTCTTGACCGTAAGGTCGATGAAATCAGGGATAACGTAGTGACAACATATCTTAATAGATCGCGCTTAGAAGGACATCTCAAGGATGAGAATAAGGAGCGAAAAAAACTCGGCTTACTGCCATTAACTCTCAACAAAAAAATACGTGTCGTCAGTACCAATATTTCTTGGAGGCGACTTACAAAGAAAAAGACAAAAGAGAGTGATTTCATTTTATCAGTACTTGCCGAGCATTTTCAGCTTGAGCAGCGTGATCTCTTGACAGAGAGTGTCCCTTGGGACCCAATCAAATTCAGGGAAGGTACTTCGCGTATCGACCAACTCTGTGAGATCATTAAGCCACCAGCCGATTCTCAAACGTGTGTGAATAAACCGTCATCATGCGACCTCAGCTACTTGGCTGGTCACGCATCCAGCGTGATTAGCGTAGTAGGTGGGGCCTTTGCTTACTTTAGGGAATTTCAGTACTTCCCTAGGGTACGTAAAAGAGCGTGAATAAAATAGCACATGTGGC